TTGAAGAAACCTTGAGTGATTTGGTTGATAGCTTCATCAAACAATCTCAATCCAATCTCTCCTGTCCACATTACAACATTACGTTGGTCATAAGCTACTCTTCCAAAGAAAATATCTTGTAAGAAATCTTTGATTAAACCAATAGAGAATGTGTTATAGTATTCTCTGTAACCATCTTCCAAAATCTCTTGAAGACCTGGACCTTGATTTACATAGTACCCTGTAGACTCATCAATTACTGTAGAAGTACTTCTTTGATACATCAAGTGAAGTTCTTTCTCCATTTCAAACTCTTTGTTGAATTTAATCTCAGCAACAGAAGTAATATACATATTACCTTTGTTTTTAGAGTTCATAGCTGAAACAATTCTTTTTTGGAATGCTTCATTACTTTCTCCTGCTTTTCTACCTGCTAAAATTAACAAATCAGCTTCAGTTAAATTACCATTCAATTTTCTTTGAGCAGCATCTCCTGTCATTTGATATTGTTTTCTAAATCTAGAAAGACTAGAACGGAATTTAATTTTACCAATTGAATCTACACTCATAGAACCACCTTTAACAGATGCCTCAGAATAAGTAGAAGATAATTTCATAATTCTTGCACCAATTACAAATAAATCTGTAGGTACAAACAATGTAGCATCATCTGTCATTAATTTAACAGTATATACTGTATGAGAACCATCTTTTTGACCTGCACTCATTACACGCATGTTATACTTCTTACTGTCAGTAAATACTAATGTATCACCTTCAACATAAGTACCTAAATCAAGTTTAATTTTGAATGGACGCTGACCAATACCTTTTGTAGTATTACCTGCTTCAACATCTTCAATAAGTAAAGCTGGTCTATAGCCTGATACCATAAATTCCCACTCTACTTTGTTACCTTCAATAGTAACTACATCTGCACCTTGTGCAAGTTCTAACAATGGAGAGCTTCCGTCAAATAATGATTTCATAGAAGCTAGTTGTCCCATACCTCCTAAAGCTTCTGTATCAGTCTTGATTAAACCTGCCTGATAAAGGTTATTTAAGTTGGTATAGTTCATACCCCAGTTTCTGTCTCCAGTAAGCATGGGAGCTTTTATAATACCGAATTTACTTTGTGATAATTTCATGTTAATTTGAGTTTTATTTTATATAATAATTTAATTAATAAATTCTAATTTAATTTTTTCTGTTTTTACTTTACCAGATTTACTTTTTAAAGCATCTGCTAATTTACTTTTAATCTTACTTTCTGTTTCTATTTTTTCAGACTTATCTGTAAGTCCTTCATACAATTTGTAAGCTAATGCTACCATTTTTTCAGGATCTGATAAGTATTCATTTAACACTTTTTTAAACCCAGTAGCTGTACCTAATATCTCTCCTTTTTCATTTTTAATTTCTAAAGGAGTAAAGATAAAGTCTTCAAAGTTATTTTTTTCATTTTTAGCAATTACTACATTGTTAGTTTTACCTACTTGAATAACTTCTTTTATTTTAGAGACAGTTTTAAAATACTGATCTCTTTGTTGTTTCATATATTCTTCTTGAGAATCTATTAACTTTTGTTGTTCTTTTTCTCTAAAAGCTTTTAACTCAGTTTGAATTTCTTCTGCTCTTGTAAACAACTTACCTTTATCATTGTAACCTTGTACTAAAGCATTGGCTTCTTCGTCATCTAAACTTTTAACATTTTTAAGATAAGTAGTTACAAGTGCAATAGCATTATCTTCATCTTCAATGTTAACATCAACCCAGTTACTTTGTTCATATGTAGCAACATAGTCATCTATATTACCCCCATTCTTTAAGAACTTTAAAACTCCATCTACTTTAGGGTTATCTACTTTATAAGCTTGTTTGACTATTTGATTAGCCTTTTCTTCTAAAGTTTGTTCATATGCTTCAAACAAAGCTTCTTCATTTCCATCCCAATCTTCAGGTAAGTTTAAAAGATTTTTTTCAGCTAATTCAGATGCAAATATTTTTAAAGGACTTACTTCTTCATCAGATTCATCTTCTGAATCTTCTTCAGATGAATTTTCTTCTTCAGTTTGTTTAGATTCTTTTTCTTTCTTCTTAAGAATAATTTCTTTTTCTTCTTCAGACAAATCTAAGTCCTCTAAATTTTCATCATCAATTAAATCTGAGTTAATGAGTTCTTTCTCATCATCTTCTTCTTCAGAATCTTCAGACTGGTTTAAAATATCAATCTTATCAGTTAGATTGTCATCACTAATAAAATTCTCATTAAATTCTAAGATTTCAAAATCTAGGTTATTTTCTGGCATATTATATTATTTTTTTTGTGTGTTATTATATTATTGTTTTGTGATACAAAATTAAAAAAAAATTTTTTTATTTTTGAATTTATAGTCTCCTAAATAAAAAATTAATTAGGCAAATTGTTTAATATCAATACTTTATTAATTTTAAATTAAATTACAATTTTTTAATTTCTTTTTCTAATTTTTTATTTTGTAATTCAATTTGTTCAATTTTAGCCTTATTTAATTCTTTGTCATTAATATTTTGTTGCTTTAATTTCTCTAATTCAATCATATCATGCTCACTATTATCATTAATATCATTCATAGCAGCAAATCTTTCTCCATTAATTCTAGCAGCTTCTAAAGTAGTGGTATTTTTATCATCAGCCAATTGTTTTTGGAATTGCATTTCCATTTGTCTCATTTGCATTTGCATTTGTTGCATTTGAGTTTGTTGTTCTTGCTGAGACTGTTGTGCTTTTTCTTCTTGCTTTATTCTGCTTTCATGAAGTCTATTAATAATGTTTTTAATCTCAGTAGCATTTTCTGAAGTTAAAATTTCAGTAACTACTCTAAGATCTCCATCACTATTCTGAATAATAGGTTGAATAAGACTTTTAAGTTCTGTTAATACTTGAGTATCTTTTAAAGTATTAGTAATATATACTTTGTAGTTATAGTTAGCAAAATCTGAGGTTTCAGTGTTTAGTGTAGCTATACTTAAATCTGATAATATATATGAAGCTCTTAAAGGATTTTCTTTATAAATTACTTTACATATTTCTATAAAATTTTCTGCAGTTCTTTCTTTTACATAATTATGAATGTAGAACCACTTTTCAGTTTGATTAGAAGATTGTATAATACTTTGCTGATTATTACCTACAGACTCATAAGGAGATTGCATACCTAATCTATTAGGATTATAACTCATTGCTTGAGTCATCTTTCTTTCAATATAATCTAATAAGTTAAGTTTTTGTGCAATATCTTGAGTGTGAGATAAATTAATAGACTTCCAATATTGAGGGTCTATTCCCATACTTCTTAAATCTCCATCTTTAGATGCAGAAATTAATGCTACTTTAAATTTCTTAATATAAGTCATCCACTGAGTAGGAGTTAACTCTTTAGGTATTTGCTCCTGTAAACCTAATAATATATTACCTATATCTGTTTTCATAACCTCTATAATCTGATTAACAATCACATTATAAAGAAACTGCCAAGGTTTGCCTAAGTCAGTTATAGATATAGGAGAAGAGTTTCTTGCAGAGTAAACTGTGCCTGTATAAGGTCCTCTAATTTGAAAAGGATTATCAATATCTCTATATTGATTAGGAATAGGTTCTATCTTTAAATATATCTTTGGATTTGTAAAAATTTTATAACCTTGCCAATATTCAGGAATCCAAATAGTTTCTTGCTTAATATCAGTAGCCTTATTAAATACATAAGTTTCATCAACTATACTTTTTTCTAAAGTACCATTTTCATTTAATCTATAAATATATTTAATTTTTTTAAGAGTTTTCCATACAACGTGAGTAACTCTTAATCTTCTGGTTTTATAGTTATCATTATAATTATCTTGCCAAGGATCTATCCAAGAAGGAGTAGTTTCAGCATCTGTCATATTCATTATAGCATTAGGAATTATATCCCATACTTTAGCGTCACTAGGAGAATTTAAAGTAGATTCATATTTATCTAAAACTGCTCTTTCTTCTTCTGTAATAATATTACCAAAATGTTGATAAATTTCATATATAGATAAGTATTCATCATATGTACACCAATCAGCCTCATCTAAGTAATCTACATCTTTAGACTTAGAGTAATTAAAATATAAAGGATTACACACTTTTATAATAGGTCTACCATTCCATTCTCCAGTCCAATATACTTCTTCTCCTGTAATAATAACATCTTTCCAGCCTTTATCAAATATACCTTTTAATCTATCTGTTCTAATATGGTACTGTAAAATTTCATCTGTTAATTTTTCTTCAGGAAGTTTAAAGTTATTTGACATATAAGTTTCTACCTCTAAAGGTGTCATCCTTTGCATATTAGCTTCAATCTGAGCCTCTAAACTTTGTTGTAACTCTTGTAACTTTTCTTGATATTGAGGATCTACTGAAGGGTCCATAGATGCTTGAGCTTCTTCTAATTTCTTTTGATTCTCTTTAGCTATTTTTTCTAATAACTGTTGCTTAACTATCTTAGAAGTATTTTCAACTAATAAATCTTTACGAGTCTTTTGTCTAACAGATTCACTATTAGAATTAGTAGTTACTGTTCTTAAGTTAAAAGGTCTTTTAATCTCTTCTCCTTCTAAATCATTTAACACATTTTGTAAAATAGGAAAGTGAATAAAATCACTTTTATTAACTTCCATTTCTGGAATTTCAATACCTAATTCAGTAGCAATAGTATTACCTGTATCTAAGTAACTATCAAAGTCCATTCTACCATTAAAAAGTTCATAATTAATTTTAAACTTTTCTTTTTTATCAGAATAGTAATTATATTGGTTACTAAAGTAATCCATCTTAGCTCTTGCCCACTCGTAGTCATTAGCTATTTTTTTCTTATATGAAAGTCTATCTGTACCGTAATTAGACAGTAATATACTACTAGTTACATTTTCTTGTATTACCATTTAAAATGATTTAAAATTACAAATTTAAAAAAAAATTAATAATTTATTAAAACTTTA